AAAGGAGCACCTGTAGCAATGGTTGTATTACCTAATAAACCAGAACTAATAATAGTATTACATGTTAATTCTTCACCATCAAAGAATGTTTGAGTAGAATTATTTGTTGTACTTGAAGTTAAATAATTGATATAAAGAGTAAGTTGACCTCTATCAGAATCTTCAGGTAATAAAACACTATCTACAACTGCAGTTACACCAGATCTTTGACCTGTAATTTTTGTTCCTACTAATTGTTCAGCATATGCAGATACAGGAACACCTTGATAATTATTGTTTATCTGTATACCATAAAAAATTCTATTATATCCTGTATTTCCTGGAATTACTTTAGCACCTTCTTTGAAAAAGTGCTTACCAAATTTTTCAATCTGGTTTTGCAGTATAGATTGAAGAGTTGTTAATTCTCTTGCCTGAACAGGGAATCCTGGTTTAAACAGAACCCGATAAAAATCATCAGACGAATCATAGTCATCAAAATATGGTGCTACATTTAAATTTGTATTCTGAGGCATGATTTTCTAGAACTGCAATACTATTTTGATATCTTCTTTTTGGTTAACTGACCTAGTTATGGCTGGTCTATTATCCACGAAAATAATGTTTCCACTATGTCGTTTAACTTCAGGGTTGGAAAGACCATCCGTAAAATTCTGACCAAGATAATATGTGATATTATTTATTACGGTAGATATACCTGTAAATGCACTATCAATTTGTAAAGTTGATCCAGCAGTAGGAACAATTTCCAAGTTTCCTCCTGTTCCAGGTGAAGAAGTAAATTTATTTAAGTTATATCCAAATGTAGGATCAGTTTGTGCTGTTCCAACAGTATTAAAACCTGCTAAAGTTCTATCCTGCCAATACTTTAAAACACCTGTGGTTGCATCATAGTTAACAACACGTCCTTGAGCAGTTGATCCAGCAGAAATTGTCTGTACAAAATAACTATCTGCTGCAAATGTAGCAGAACTATAACCAGATCCAGTTAATCTTAAAGCATTTAAAGCACTTGCTTTATCTGCTGTTAAAAGAGCAGTAGAATCAAATTTTTGTGGATTTTCTACTAGTCCAACTCGTGCAATTTGGTTACCAGTAATAAAGTCTGGGTTTTCATTATCATTTTCAATTCGAGAATATATAAGAACATTCATTGCTCCTAATTCTCTATAAATGTCTGCACCATGACCACCTTGGGGTGGAATAATAACATCAAAAGTAGGAATCTTAGTTCCTGTAGGAACTCCACCATCTTCTAATGCTACACTTCCATATGTATATCCTGATCCTTGCTTAGTAACAGTTATAGTATCAACCTGTTGGTCGTTAGTTGTTGTAATTGTACACTCAGCACCTGAACCATCTCCTTTAATAGGAACCTTAGTATATTCAGTACCACCAGAAGGTCCTATTGTTTCACCACGAGAAGTGATAGTTACTATTTTAATTGATCCATCTACAGCATTATCTCTAACTGCTGCATCATCCACATTAGTATTCCATTCTAAAGGAACAGGCATAAAGTCGGTAGAATCAAATTTAATAATATCAGCAGGTTTTATAGTATAAAGATATTTCCAAAGATAATTATCACCACTACTTCCAGCATTTCTAGGTTCTAAGTCAGTAAATGTTGGTTCATCCAATGAAGGTCTTCCATTTGGGTTATCTGGATCAGTACCATTTTGAAGACAAATATAAACTCTGAAATCAGAATTTATAACATAAAAAGTACTTGCATATAAGTTCGTCGCACCAGATACGGGAGCAGTATTAGATCTACTATAATCACCTCTATACATGTCATAGGTTGTACCAGATGACCATGATCTTTTTTTAACCACTTGTCTACAATCTGATGCAGCAACTTTTTTCAAAGCTACCATATCATCCCAATAATCATTTTCTTCCGAAAAATTGTCTTTCGGAGCAGGAGGATCATTATTCCAATCAGAATCAACATCAGTCGGATTTGGTAGACCGATAAATGAATAATATGCATTAGTGGTTGAAGTTACACCAGCAACAAAGTTACTAGCATTCAACAATCTAATCTGGTCAGTTATAATTGCAGCCATTGGACAGAGGTTTTTTGTTTATTTATGGTAATTTGTAAAGTTTATATTTAAGAGATCTAGATCTTCTTACTATAGGAGATGTTGAAATACCTCCTGTTCCACCTAATGTATATGCAGTATATGCATTTTCTTCAGATCTTGAAGGAAGATTAATCTTACCCCAACTATATGATCCAAAATAATTTCCAGTTTGAATACCCACTCCACTAAAGTTAGGCCATTGACCATTCCAATCAAGATGTTCGGCAATTTTAACAAAGACTCTACTCATATGAGTGGTTCCAATTCCAACTCCGTCAGATGCAACACCTGTAGGAGATTGAACTATCTCAAAGTTATTTACCTCATATACATTATTAATAAACTGGGTTCCGATTCCTATTACAGCACCATCAGCAGCAAGAGAACCAATTGATGTAGTAGCAGATCCAACATTAGAATCATTTACCACAAAGTAGTCACCTGTAGATATTCCACTAATAGTAACTGCAGTACCAGCAATATTAGCATCTCTTAACTGTGAAGTTAAAGGAATATGTAAATCAAATATTAATTGATATCCTGTAGAAACCCCAACAGTTGTAGTACCGAATCCAACAATTATTCCAGAATCACCTTCATAAGTACCAACTGTATTCTCTTCTTCAGCAAAATCGTATACAGGTGGACTAATAAGAACAGATGGTGGGTTGGATGAAGTATAACCTGATCCAACTGCAGTAAGTGCAATACCAGTAATAGTTCCTGCAGCACTAATGACAGGAGTTCCAAATGCTCTAGTAGATGTTGTTACAACGCCAACTGTATTATCACCTATAGATGTAGATGCAAAACTTACAACAGCTGTGCTATACCCAATACCACCAGTAGAAATTGCCACAGAACTAATAGTTCCAAGACCAGATACAATAGCAGTTCCAGCAGCACCAGCCTTTATCTCTTGCGAAATAAATTTAACTTTCTTCTGGAAATCATGAGCAGTTGCAGAAGGGGAAACATCATCAACTTCATCATAAGGATCAAAGTAAGGTCTTGCATTTTCAACATAAATGACAGTAGATCCTATACCAACAGATTTAATGATAGGAGAATATGGGTTAATAACAGGTTCATAAATTTCTCTGTCTTTACCTACACCCTTTTCATTAATAATCTTATCCTCCATCTGTCTACACCAAGCTATTGGTCTTTCTAAATTAGGATCTGCAACATTACCTGGTCCATAATATGGAGGTGTTGCGATACGATCAGTAGACTCTAAACTAAGAGGAACTCTAACTTTTTCTGTCAACCAGAAATCTTGAGAAGGGAAGTGCTTGATTTGTAAATCATCACCAGGTTTAACTGATTCTATAATCTGTCTTTCAACAACGTCTTGAGAACCAGTTCCTTTATAGAAGAGAATTTCTATTTTATCACCAAGTTTAGGTGCTTCTGAGAAAGTTATAGTACTACCACCTGGGAAGGTATATCCTTTACCAGGAACTTGAGGAACATCATTTACAAATACTATTAGAAGGTCTTGCTCAATAATCTTAGAACCTTTTTCACCTCTAATTGTCAAAGTACCATTATCACGAGTTAGTGGGAAGTCTTTTCTAGATCCAGTAATAAATTTCTCAACATTATCTACTCTTTCAAATTCACCCATAGACCAACCAGTAAATTCATCATAGAAACATGGATCAAGTGTA